CACTATATCCGTAAGGACCATATATTGGATTACCATCGTATGCCCAACCAATAATGGGTGAATGTTTTACACCATCATCTCCAAATATATCATTTCCAATTTGAGTAGAATATCCAACAATAGAATATTTCAATGTGCCCTCAGATTCTACTAATGCTTCATTACCATATCTCTCAAACGAGTTAGTATATAAACTTCTAATACTTGTTTCAACTTTTAACTCATTACCACGGTTAGTGACAACTATTGATGTTTTATCATCTTCATACAGGATTCCACCATTTAAAATAATTACATCGGTAATTTTTCCATTTTCCACCACAGCTCTTAATTTAGCACCTATACCAGTTCCAATTCCTACTACTTCTAAATCAGGAGCACTTGTATAATTCTCACCTTTTGATTGTATTTCTACATAACTAATACTTCCATTTGTAATAATGGGTTTTAATTCTGCATTTTTACCTAATTGTCTTTTTATATTAACAGGTTTTTCTAAATTTAATATTTCTGATCCATACCCACTTCCTTTTTCATATAAAAATAGTTGAGATATTCCACCTTTAATAACTGGAGTTGCAGTAATGACACCAACATTAGTATTAGCAAGTTCATAATTTATTTTTACATTTACATCAGGATATTTAAATACTTGATATCCAGTTCCAGAATTTGAAAATTTAATGTAATCATCTCTATCAAAATTATCAGTTATTGTGCCACCTATTCCAGCGTCTGCTAATCTAAAAGTATTTTCATCAATTTTCAATACACTATAGTAATTTGATGTTGTATTGATACCAGTATATGTGGATAATCCAGATATAGTTTGTGGTTGTGTTGATCCTAATCCAACATTAGTTGTATAAACAACTTTTTCACCTGTAAAAAATCTGTGATCTTTAAAAAATATTGTATTATCAGTCGTACTAATTCCACTTGGATTAACAAATGCTTGTCTATTCTCAAATTCACCTCCATCAAGAACTCTAATATCTTTTAATGTTTTTTCATCTCTTAAAAGTTTAAATTTATGAATACCACCTTTGTTAAAAGTTGTGAATCCTACAGTGTTGATACCAGTATTATAGTCATTAAGACTCTGGAATAATTTAATTGTATTTGAATTAACGACAGATGGATAATAGACTGCTTTATCAACTAAACTTGTTGTGCCAAGTCCAACAACAGATAAAGCATCATTTCCAACAGTTCCAACCCCTAATGGATTATTACCATTAGCNTTATAAATTAAAGGAATTCCACTTGCAATATGATGATCAGATAAAAATGTTATAGTTTCATTTACATTGTCAACACCTCCAAAATCAGAAACTAATCTACCATCAAATGATATTTCTCTTCTCCTACTTAATAAAACAGGTTCAAAACTAGCACCAAATCCATTTCCACCATCTACTTCTACTGAAAGTACCTTTTGTATATCAAAATCTTGTGGGTCAATTTGAATATCTGTAATTGTTCCTAAAACAACTGGTTGAACTAATGCTGTTGTTTTGCCTACACCAGGTGAGGAGACATTTAGTACAGGGGGATTAATTAAGTCATAATCTTGTCCTGGATTTAATATTTTAATATCTTCTATTGGTCCAAAATATATTTGGTCATTAGACTTATAATTTAATATCTCAACTCCATTTATTAACAAACCAGTGGGGTTTGGAGTAGTTGATATTATATCTGAATTTTCTAAGTTAGGTTCAAGTGGAAATTCTTTTAATAGTTTTTGAGGACTTATTTTTTGATCTAAAGTTCCAATTAATGAAAATGTATGGGTTCCAGTGTTTGCTGGTAATGGTTCAAATTCTATAAAATTGACAACAGGAATAAATGATCTTGATCTGTATAATCTAATTTGATTTTTAGCAATAACCTCTACAAAATATGTTCCTTCTTCTAAACCAGGTATAGTTGTTCCTTGCGCCGAATAACTGATTTCATCTCCAGTTATAAAACCAACATCTTGAGAAAAAGAAATTACACTATATTTAAGTGTGTTTGGATTATATCCTTGTATATCTACATTTGCTGTTGCATTAGGAATAATAGATTGAGTTATAGATTTATTAATCGTATATGAAGGTAATGAATTAGATGCAACATACATTCTCTCATCAGAGTCATTATAAACATTGGTAATATCTGAAGTGATGACATTATTACCAAATTCCATGTCTACAATAGAACTTTTTGCTGTTTTAATTTTTCTCCTAATGTCATATGTTCTATTTGGTTCAGTGCTAAATGTGCTACCTGGCAAAACACCACTTAGGGGATTTATATTAATTGTTTTAGTGGATACACTAACACTATTGACAACACCACTACCTGCTATATTTTCCTCATCTCTAAAAAGTATTTCAATCTCATCATTTACTTTAATACTTGACTTATCAATGTCGTTTGTAAATAAAACAAAATTATCCCCAGATATGCTTTCGACTTGGAATCTTGAAGCAGTATTATAAATCCAAGAATTAGCAAATATCTGTTTTCTTGATTTGTTTGTTCCCGTATCTGTTATTTTTTCACCAACATTCTTTACGGTTATTTTTTCTCCCTCTGATACTAAATTAATATCAGTTGTTGGTTTAAATTCAGATAAAACACCTGTTATACGTAATTCAACTATTTTATTTAAATCACCCTCTTCATAACCATAATAGAATATATTTGATCTAATATCGTCCGTTGGTGATATTGGTGAAACTATATTTTCACAATCGAAAAACTGATTTAATGATTTACTACCATAATAAATGTTTGTATTAATACCAGACACAATAAATCCAGTTGTTCCGAAACCAACTGTTGAATCAACAGTTACAACACTAGCACCTGCTGAAACATTTGTTATAGATCTTGTAATTCCAGGTATAGTAAAGGTTCCTTCAATTAAATCCTTATCATTAAATCCTACAAACAAACCTAATTTAAAATATAATTTGTCTTTTCTTGTTAAAGGTGAAACGTCAGAAACTGATGCTGCAATTGGTGCTCTAGTTGCAGTGTCTGATGATTTAACAATTGTTTGACCCAATAATTTTAATGGATTTCCCTTTATTGCCTCCACTAAAACTATTTCTCTTCTAATATATTCTGCCGATGATGGTTTTATTAAATATTCCTCTAAATCAACCACCTTTGGAGTTTCATTATATAATACATTAAATAAAATTCTAAAAGATTCTTCTGTGCCTTTAGATTGGTAAAATGCTCTTGAACTTTTTATAAAATTGCTAGCGTCTAAATTTTTGACAAAATCTACATTTTCTAAACCTGGTGTTAATATTGTTTTCGTTTTTTTATAAAATTCTTTTAAAAATAATGCACTAAGATTTGAAACAGTAGAATCATTTTCATGATTTATAGCATTCGTAACAGAAAAAGTAAGTTCAGAAGGATTATTTTCTGCATGATATGTTGTGATACCACTAAATCCACGAATACAACCAGTAAAACTATTTGTAGTAATTCCTGTATATGTTATTACTTCATTTTCTATCTTAAAAAGACCGTATTCTTTTGGAAATCCCTTTGTACTACTAACATTAACAGTTGTATCAGTAGTTGTTATACCACTAGTTAATTTTGTCTCTCCTACAACTACTTCTGGTGTTAAATTATCTAATTTAATATATTGATCTAAATTATCAGTTAGGTCAATTACTCCCCCTTGATATTCCTGAGAGATATAATATTGTTTTAAAAAATCTACTGCTTTAGGACTTTCAGATGTCAGAAACTCAGGTAATTGATTCTCTATTATCTGTTGGACTTTGACTCTTTTATCAATTCCAGTTGTTATCATATTATCCTCTTATCAATTTTCCGTTTGAATAACTTGATGTAACTTTATAACCAACACCAGATATCTGCTCACCAGATGTAATAGTGTCTTTAACCATATTTATCTCACTATTATCAATAGAAAATGCTAAGTATAAATCTTTTAATCCTATGATATCATTTGATTCTGGGAAGGCTTGAATTTCAATAATATTATTATCTCTCTCAGTCGATGTAATATTAATAGTATTTAAAATTACTTCCCCATGCACATAATCAACAATACCAGCTGATGGTATAATTAGTCGATTTTCTGATGCATCTTGACCTATTCTAATAACCCCTAACACACCTTTACCACTTCCATCTAGTGCACCATCACTGTTTTTATTTGGTATATCCGTAAAGTATAACATACTAGTTTGTCCCTGAACGGTAAATCCAGTGCTCTTTATATTTTTACCCTCTGGATTTATATTAAAAGCATTACCAAAACATAATTCATATTGTGCAGATTGATTCGTTAATGCTTTAAGATTTCTTCTTATTCTAACTCTAGTTATATTTGATGATATTGCTTCATCTATTTGGTCTATGACATTTAACACCTTACTATATTTAAATCTGCCTCCAAATTTATTTAAATCCACTGATTGACTATAAAATGTTAGACCATTAATAATGTTTGTTTTTAAATTTGATGCTGTAGATACTTGAGNTGGGTTATANTAGACGAAAGACTCAAGTTCAACATATAATACTTTCAAATCAATTATTTTTTGATTTATACCAGTTAATGAATAGTTTTTTAGTCTGGATAAAATTATGGTCTTGTCGTAGTCTGANACAAATTCACCATTTTTAGGTTTTATNGTGATAGAAACAGTTCCAAATTCAGGTGGGTCTAGTTCTTCCCCACCAACGACTGCAACTGACTCTGTATTAGGATAAATGGTTTGTATTATAGTCTCGTAATCACGGGCTGTAACTGCTCTGTACTGTGATGAATACAGTCTAGGTGCAAAATACTTAATTGAGTTAATTGACTCAATATTACCTCCGTTAGATGCCGCTGAGATGGTTGTTATTTGTGGTGTAGTTGACGGAATTTGTATTTGATTAGATGATGATACTACACTACCTGCGTAATTAAATGATGTAGGACCGTTACCCTCTCTTCCATCGGTAACAATATATGAAACTACTATTTCACTATCATTTTCAAGTTTTTTCCCAAAAATACCATCACCGAATAATAATTCATATCTTTCATCTGCTATTTCTTGGATTAAATATATCTCTGATGTATTTGTAATGTTTAATATATTATCTACTTTATTATATTCTCTTGATGTATCATCTCCCTCCCCTCTAATCTTAACAACGATGGTTGATGTATCAACAAATGAATTTTCAATTATGAATCTTTGATCAAGTGAACCATCAACTGTAAAGGTTTTATTCAAATAAGTTCCCTGATACACTATTACGTCATTAAATGAAGCTGTGCTTGATATTACATTACCAGCACCATCTACTGCTTGAGTTGTGACAGTTGTTATTGACTCAGGTATAGAAAATACGTATGATGTATCACTGCTTGATCCAACGCATACTAACCCTGCTTGTAGTGTAAGAGTTGGAGTATTACCACTAACTGTGACGTTAAACGAAATTGTTGCTTGAGCAGCAGTCCTTGATTTTGGAACATACCCAACATTTCGAGCAAGAGATACAACGTTCTCTCTTAGTGTTGCAGAGTCTAAAAATGACTCATTCACAATCATATTTGAATTAAACGCCGTAATGTAAGTATTATAAGCTAAAGTATCAATTAAAACCGAAAAATTAGAACCTTCAAAGTCAAAATCCGTAAAATCAGAGTTAGCACGAATATAATCTTTGATTGAGGTCTTGATTTGATCAAAATCTAGGTTTGTAAACTTAGTAAAAGGCATTTATCTTGTTGCTTCGAGTATGAAGGAAAATTCTTGTGTTGGTATCTCCTGTCCAACGATATCAAAAAATACTGTAACCTCAAATTCATTTAAATCAGGAACTGGTAATACCTCAACAGTGAGATTTTCAACTCTTGGTTCAAAATTTTCTATTACAATCTCAATTTGGTCTTGAATTGTTGATGCGGTTCCATAATCTACAAATTCAAATAAGCTACTTCGCACATCCGACCCCAAAACAGAGTTAAAAAACCTTTCAGTAGGGATGGTTTGTACTAAATTTCTAACAGATCTCTTTATTGCGTTCTCATTTCTAAGAATTGTAAGATCTTTTGTGACTGGATGGGGTCTGAAAGACAAATTTATGTCTTTAAATGCCCTTGATATCCGTTTTATAGCCATTTAAACAGTTATTTCCTGTTTTATTTATGACACTTTTTACAGAATATTATTATTTATCGAGATTTTGCTTTAAATTCATATTTACTATCGAATAATCCTCTTCAAGCACCTCTTTTAAGTAAGATTTGTCCCAATATTTGTAATAATCTGTTTTTGAAAGTTTTTTTCTTGCTTCTGTTAACTCTTTTCTTGGTTGACAGAGCACTAAATTGTATTTTCCATTACTTGTTTGAATTCCTTGTATGTAAGTTTTTGTTTTTCCGTGATCTGCTATAAATTTATAATCCGAATAGTTGCGATTGTAGTCATCTACAGCATCATAGAGAAAATTTTTACTTATATTATCCTCAACGACATAGATTATAACATCATAATCAGCATTTGGGACAATTTGACACAATTTTTGATCAATAATTGCAAAATTTGACTTTGATGCATAAGGACATATTGCAAAATTACCTAATTCTGGTCTAATTTTTGATAATTGACCTATCCAATGTAAAATATATCTACTCTTCTCGTCTTTCATCGGGTGTTGTCCAGAAATAATCATCACAATCACCTAAACGACCCCAGTTAACATCATTTTCAACTTCAAAAATGCGTGTTGATACCTTAAAATCAGGTATTTTAACGTTTTGTGGTGTCATTGAGGTGTCATAGATGCGACATCGGTTGTTTGGATAGAGTGCAAACTGTCCATTTCTTAATTGAATAAGATTAAATGACTTATGTTCATCAGGCATCTCACTTGTAGAGGCATCAATCTGGTCAAAATCACCATGATAGTTGTCTAAAGTGCAAATATACTGCCCTTTTTGGTTGCCAAAGTGTCTTGTACGCAACTCCCACTCCATTGGTGCGACAAATTGTTTCACAATTACTGTAAAATCATAGTCCATGCAGTTCCAAAACTGTAAATTGACCAAATCCATATCAGGATCAGGTGTTTTTGGAGATGATAGAAACGCAGATATTGGTAATTTATCGTACATTGCGCCATATTCTGGTAAATATGTCTCAAAATAGAAAGCACGACCTTGTATTGATTTTGCAGTAACCCATAAACCCTCTACAAATTCACCATGACCCGATTGAAAGTCAGTTAAGTACTCTTTTCTTACCCATAC